TTAATTTATAAAAAAACGCCCGAACTTGAAAAAGGTGGGGGGTTTTTTTGTATTCTGATACTTTTTTTGTTACCATTTTGTTACCACTAAATTTAAACTAATTTCAGTTAATTCAAGTTTAGAAGTCTTATAGTGTTATTTTATAGAATCTTTATACAATAAAAAAAGAAGGGGCAGGACAAAATCCTACCCCATTACTTTATGATTTTTTTAATCTCCTCCATATCTTTTTTTAATTCTGTTTGGTCCTTTTGCATTGCTTCCAACTGGTCCACTATCTTCTGCATAGTAGTTCTATAAATTTCAAATGTCTTGCTATCTTTCCATAAGAAATACAGTAAAATAGCACCTACTACACCATATTCTAGTAAAGTTTTTTCCATATACACCACCTATATTCCCAATACTTTTCCCCAATAATTATAATATTCCTTAGCCTCCTTAGTTCTATCAATTATAGCTCTATCCTTGTATCCTTCATTTTGCAATTTACTTTTCCAGGATGTTGCTCCAAAATATTTAACAGCTGCATAGAATTTCCTTACAATTCTACTATCAACACCAGTTTCTTTCATAATATGTCTAAATATTTTATCTGAAAGAGTTCTATTTATACCAGTGTTATTGTAAACACTATATAAATAGTCATGCACGACAGCAGCATTAATATATTTACCATAAGGATTATATAACCATTGTAAAGAATGAGGTACTGATGCCCCATCTGTTATAAAAGATTTGGGTACTCTTATCAAGTACCCATTTATATCATAAACATACTCTTCTAGCAAAATTGCCTTACCATTTGAAATTGGATCCAGGATTAATTTAGTTTTCTCCATCTTCCTCATTTCCTTTGATGTCTATTTTTCTACCAGTACCAAACACATTAGAAAACTTTTGTAGTGTTGTTTCTATAATATCTACCATTCTTTTTCTACTTAAAAATTTTCTGATTATAACTCTTGCTATAAATGGTAGGCTATTTGTTCTTTCTATTATAAATGTTACTGCTCCATCTAGCTTTTTGAGATTATCTCCATAATTAAAAGATGTTTCTGCATACACTACTGCATTATCAAAAATTTGCACATACTTCTTTCTGTTATAAACCATATAAGCAACTATTACAGTGGCTAATAGCATCCATCCCCATTGTTCCCAAGTAAACCCTGTTAAAAATGCCCATAATTTTAAAATTAATCCAACTACTAAATCTTTCATAAGTAAAACCTCCTAAAATTTTTAATATTTTTTTTATAATAACTGTCTGGCCAGACTGTTTATTAAATATTTTCTTTTATAAATTTAACAAATAAATCTACAACATCTTTTTCCACAGAAAACTTCAAAGACTCATCATTGTTGCTACCAAAGAAAGGCTCAACCAGTATATAAGTGTCTTTTGATTTACATATTCCGTAACCTCCCCTAGTTTTAGAATCTTGAATTAAGATTAAACCTCTTGTAGTTTCTTTCTTTTCTGTTGTTAATTCTTTTCCATTTACAACCTTAATTTCTTTTAAAGTATTTTCTTTGGTCCTTATCTTGCTACCAAACTTGTTTTGCAATCTAGCCATAAAATCTGTTGCTAGCTCCTTAGCCTTATTATTTCCATAGTAAACTAAACATTCGCAACCATTGGCTTGCTCACTTGCTGCTGCATTAAAGTGAAGTTCCATACAGAACTTATAATCATTCTTATTAAGTTCTTCCAACACTTCAAACATTTCTCTTGTGTAATATTGATTTGGCTTTCTCTCATATACATCTACCATTAATGGAATTTCAGTTTTTATTTTTTCTGCTATTCTTTTCCAATAATCATATTCACTACCAACTATGGTTGAATATGCTCCTTTACTTCTTTTATTATGACCAATAATCAATGCTACTTTCATTTTTATCATCTCCTTTATTTTTTTATATAAAAATTATTAAACTGACCTCGTAATTTGCCATTTAAAGCCATCAAAAAAAGGTAGCTATATAAAACTACCTTTAATTGATTTAACTCTTTTATTCCCACTTAATAGCTTCTAATTCATTTACTGTTTTAGCTGTTGAAATTTTAAGAGTTATTGCTGTATATTTTTCTTGTGCAGCTGTTCCTCTTAATATCCACATCAAATAAATATTATTTATATCAGTAAATGTTACCTTAGCAACTGAATTATCTTTCAATCTCCAATTTATTGGTAAAGATTTTATAAAAGCCATTAAATTTTTATCTTTTATAGCTTTTTTAATGCCTGTTTTTACTTCTTCTGTAACTTCTATATTCAATATTTTTAATGCTTGTTCTATTAGTCCAGCATCATCTGAGTTACCTGCTATATCTATTGCAGATTTAACTCTTAAAAAATTCAACTCATCATTTGGTCCCATTTGAAATACTTTACCATTGTAATTGTAATCTTCATAAACTTTCTCTAATAAAATATTTTGAAACTTGTGCCTAAAAGTTCTTTTTACCTCTTTCAAATCTATATCCCATTCTTGTCTTACATTATCCCAAGTGTGATATTTACTAGGTTGAGGTATTTTAATCAAGTTTCTATCTTTTATAATTTCTCCTGGTTCTAATTGCACATCAATACCAGCTCTTATTTTTTCTTCTTTTGTCATTTCTCTCAATTTCTCATCTTTATAAATAGGATATTGAAATGTAATGTCAGTTATTATCATATCATTTGTATATCCTTGAAAGTATGATAGAGGATTATTTATAACATTTTCCAAAGACTCAGCATAAACAGAAAAAACTTTATCTGTCTTTTTATAAAAATTAATTGTTTTCATATTAATTTCTCCTTTCAAATTTTTAATACTATTTTTGTTATATTCCATTTCAAATGGACTATTAGATTCTGTATAGATTTTCAAATTTATTCAAATTTTTATGATTAAAAATGTATTTTTGAGAGCTTTTTATATAAAATTCTTAGATTTTATATTTAAGAAAAATTATAAAAACAATCTCAAAGACACAAAATAAAATCTAAAATTCTTTATAAATTTGAAAATCTCCATACTTTTTTGCTAAAAAATACCTAATTTTTTCCTTGCTACTATAAGAGTATTTCTTATTTCTGTAGCACTTGTTTTTTGTATATAATGTTTACTTGTAACTCCACTACTGCTATGATTTGCATAACTAGAAGCAAGTCCTAATCCAGCTAAATTATTAATAAGATTTATGGCTGTTTTTCTTAATGTATGTGGATATAAATCTTCTATCCCTAGTATCTTCCCTAGCTTTTTTATTCTTTGTCTAATTGCTCCCTGTGTCATCTGTCTATATTCTTTCCTATACCTTGTAATAAATAGCCATTCAGATGTAATTCCTTTTTCTTCTCTTTCTTTTAACCATAATTTAAGTAATTCTTTACACTTTTGAAAAAAGAAAGCATTTACTATATAACCTTCTTTTTCTTTAACATCTGTAAAGTATCCATTTTCCAAGTCTAATTGCTCTAATTTTAAGTTTTGAATTGCTGATATCCTACAGGCACTATCTAAGAATAGTTCCCATAAAATTCTATCTTGTAAATCATATTTTTTAGTTTCAACCTGCATATATAAACGAACAGTAAGTATTTGCTCTGTTGTTAAAAAATAGCTATTCCTTATCTTATCTCTTTCTGTAAATCTTAACCTATCCAATTTCTCTGAAAATGGATGATATTTGATTTTATTTCTTCTAACACACCAGGCATAGAATGTTGATATTGCAGTGGTCTTATTCATTAAAGTTCTTTTACTATTTCCTAAGTTCCTACAATAATTTCTATAATTTTCTATTATGCCAGGCATTTCTAATAAAGTGTCTTTACTTAATAAAAGCCTGTTTTTATAGGACTTTTGAAACCACACTAGAAATAACTTAAAATTATTACAATATGTTTTATAAGTTGTTTCCCAAGTTTCCCAATTACTACTTTTACAACTATTTAAATATTCCAAATAAATTTCCACATTTTCCTTTTTCAAATTTTCTAAAACTTTTAATTGCATAATAAACCTCCTAATTTTGATAGGTTTAT